GATGCCAAATTACACCTTGATTGTTTTTAATCAACTCATCTTTAAAAGCAGTTGTTTTAACAAACCAGCCATCTCTTGCAAAATACATAAGGGGTGATTTACATCTCCAGCAGTGTGGATATTCGTGTTTGTGTTTTGCTGTTTTGAACACTTTGCCTTGGTCTTTTAAATCGTAGGCAATTTGCTCGTTTACATCAAAAACATTTTTGCCAGTGTAATGATATGCTTTTTCGGTAAATAATCCATCTTGACCAGCCATTGCAACAAAAGGCAAGCCATATTTAACACCAACATTAGCATCATCGGCACCATAAGCTGGGGCAATGTGAACAATTCCCGTACCATCAGTTAAAGTTACATAGCTGTCGCAAGTAATAAAGTGTGCTTTTGATTGCTCGTCAGCCGTTAAATAGTTAAAAAGAGGAACATATTTTTTATATTCCAAATCCTTCCCTTTGTAAGTTTGCAAAATTGTGTATTCGTCCTCTTTAAAGAATTCTTCCACAAGTGCTTTTGCCAAAATGTATTTTTCGCCATTAACAGTACATTCAAGTTTAACATAGTCTTCAACTGGATTCACGCAAAGAGCCACGTTTGAAGGCAAGGTCCAAGGTGTTGTTGTCCATGCAAGAAAATACAAGTTTTCTTCTTCGACCGCTTTAAATTTTGCAACTAAAGTTAAGTCGTTGCGTTCTTTATAACCTTGTGCCACTTCGTGAGAAGAAAGAGCGGTACCACAACTTGGACAACATGGTAAAACTTTATAACCTTTATAAAGCAAGCCTTTGTTGTTTAACTCTTTCAAACTCCACCAAACGCTTTCAATGTAGTCATCTTTATATGTTACATAGCAGTCTTCGTCCATATTAACAAAATAGCCAACACGGTCAGAAAAAGTTTTCCAAAGATCAACATATTTCCAAACATCTTTTTTACAGGCTTCAACAAATTTTTCAACGCCATATTCTTCAATTTGTTGTTTGCCAGAAATTCCAATTTCTTTTTCAACCGAAATTTCAACAGGCAAGCCGTGAGTGTCCCAACCACCTTTTCTTGGCACTTCAAAACCTTTCATAAGGTGATAACGGTTAAATAAGTCCTTTAGGGTTCTTGTTAAAACGTGTCCAGCATGTGGTTGACCATTTGCCGTTGGTGGACCTTCAAAAAACGAGAACAATTTTTTGCCCTTGTTGTGATTTAAACAAGTTTCTTTAACATTGTTTTCTTGCCAAAATTTTAATACTTCTTCTTCATTTTTGGCCAAATTTAATTCTTCAACTTTTTTGTACATTTTTCCTCCTATCAAAATTAAAATAGTCAATAACTATTCACTATTCACTATTAACTATTCACTTTTTTTGTTGCTTTGCAACAAAAAATCCCTAGCAAAAACAAGACCTTGCTAAGGATTGAAACCACTTGTTTATTGCCTAGCGAGCCATCACTCGCGCCTTCTATTACGGGAAGTCCCGAAAAAACTTAATCTCAAAAAACAATTTCAGTTTTTCTGCTCCAAAAGTGATAATTTTTAACCCGCTTTATTGTTTTGCACCAACCAACAACTCTCTAAAAAGCCAAAGTTAAAAACCGTGTCTTTTGTTCTAACGCATTTGCATGTTTTATTAAAACACAAACATTTTAGCAAATACATTTTGTTTTGTAAAGTGTTTTATCAATTTGTAAATTAAAATTGCAAAATTGGCTCTTGAGAAACAATAAACTTCTTAATTACTAAAATTGTGTAATGTTATCATAGACGTGTTAGTAAATGACACGTCCTTATTTTTTATAGGTTTGTCGTTACTGGCAAGCCTATTTTTTATGGAGGAAAAAGTATGAAAGATAAGAACCAAGACAGAAAAGAGCGTTATGTTGGTTTTTACTTTAATTCGGCTGAAGACAAGCGAAAATGTGAGGAACTTGCCGCTGAGTTAACTAAAAAGAACGGCTCAAATTACTGTGTTAGCGACATAATCAGACTTGCAGTTAAGAAATACTTAGAAACGTCATAATCAGGAGGAAATATGAAACATCTTTTAAACATAGAAAAGTGTGTTAAAGAGGAGTTGGAAAACAACTACTCTGCAAGAACAAATGATTATGACTTGATATTAGGTGTTGTGAAAAGATTTGGAATTGACGTAAATATTCCCTTTAGCCAGATAGTAAAGAGAAAAGATTTGCCAAGTTTTAAGTCAATTATGCGTGCAAGAAGAAAGGTGCAAGCAAAAAACCCACAACTAAAAGATGCACCCACAACACAGGCACGTCAAGAAAAACAAGAGATTTATAAAAAATATTCACAAGAGAAATAGGAGGAAAATTATGAATAGATTTGAAAAATTAAAAAATGCGAACCCACAAGAGGCAGAGGCTCTTATTGCAGAAATTGTCGGAGAAGATTTGGCAAAAAAGTTTTTTATTGAAGAACGAGCAATAATTGAGGCTGAAAATGCTGAGGTGGGTTCTTTTATTAAATACGCAGGTATTGAGTGGGTTGTTTTAGACAAAAAGGTTGACAGGGTTTTGATATTTGCAAAAGACAGATTGTGTGATTGGGCTTTTGATTCCGACAATCGCAATAACTGGAAAGAGTCAACCTTAAGAGAAGAATTAAACAATTTTAATGACGACAACTTACATAAGGGCTTTAAAGAGTTAGAAAAAATCAATAAATATGACTTGGTTGAATTTAAAAGAGATTTAACTACAGACGACGGGCTTACAGATTACGGCAGTTGCTTTGATTACATTTCTTTGATTTCTTGCGAGGAATACAGAAAATACAGGAAACATATACCAAACGCAAGTGATTGGTGGTGGACATTAACTGCTGACAGTTTGGTTTATGAGCATCTTGTTCGCAGCGTCAACTCGAACGGTAGTTTGAGCCACAGCTATGCGTGCAACGGTAGCCTTGGCGTGCGTCCGCTTTGTGCTCTGATACCTGAAACCAAAGTTGAAGTATGCGAATAATTGGTCAAGAAAACGAAATTTTACAAAAGGAGGAAATGCTTATGCAAACAGAAGTACAAATTCCTGCAGTTGAAGAATTGTTGTGTAATTACACCAAAGAAAATGCACTCTTGACAATCAACAGTCTGTCTGCAGAAAGAAAAGATAAGTTAGTCGCAGAACTATTTAAAACTTATCACAAGCAATGTTACAAAGGAGCAAGATAATGGAACTCGAACTTATAAAACTTAAACACAATTCTCCTGAATGGTTGGAGTTTAGAAAAAATGGCTTAGGTGGCTCAGACGCTGCTGCAGCAATAGGAATTAGTCCGTTTAAGACAAACGTTCAATTATGGGAGGAAAAAGTAGGGTTAAGAACGCCTGAAGATATATCTGAGGAAGAAAACGTCAAATACGGCAATGATGCAGAAGATTTATTGTTAAAACTATTTGCTTTGGACTTTCCTCAATACACAGTCAAATCAAATAAAGAGATTGTGTACAAAAGAGGTTTTATGTTTGCATCTCTTGACGGAGAGATTGTAGATAAAAAAACAAATACTTTTGGCTTATATGAGGGAAAAACTTCCTGCATTGATTACCCGTCAGGGTTTTCAAAATGGAACAAGCAAATACCTGATTATTACTACTGTCAAATATTGCACAATTTGATTGTTACAGGTTGGACTTTTGCTTTCTGTAAAGCACAACTAAAACACACAGGAGCAAATGGACAGTTGGAGTGTATTACAAGACACTACCCATATTTACGAAAAGATATTCTGGACGATATGCAATACCTTTACTTGAAAGAAAAAGAGTTTTGGAGTTATGTGGAAAGGAAAATAAGACCTCCACTTATACTGCCAAGAATTAACAGAGAATAACAATTAACAAATAAAATTTGGAGGAAAAAATATGTCAAACGAATTAACACTTGTATTGGACACACCAATAGAAAACTTAATACCTGCAATGATTTCTTTTAATAACAAAGAACTTCTTGCAAATGTATGCGAAATTTTAAAACAGTATGACGGTATTACATACGACGATAGTCAAGTTGCTGTCGCAAAACAAGACAGGGCAAGGCTAAACGCCTTTGCAAAGGCTCTCAACGACGAGAGAATAAGAATAAGCAAAGTATACCTTGAGCCATACGAAAACTTTAAAGCAAAGGTTGACGAGGTTATTGGTAAGGTAAAAGAAACTATTTCACAAATAGACGGGCAAGTAAAAACATTTGAAACAGAGAAACAAAATGCCAAACAAAATGAAATATTGGAATATTACAAAGTTGCTGCAGGGGAATATTTAAACCTTGTTCCTTATGAAAAAATACACCAAGCAAAATGGCTAAACGTATCTGTGTCAATGAAATCAATAAAGACAGATATTGATAATGTTTTTGCAAATATAAAAAACGGACTTGTTGCTATCGAGGCTCTAAAATCTGAGGACGAGGCAACAATAAAAGCCTTTTACTTTAGAACATTAAATTTGTCTGACGCACTTTTGGAAAGCGAAAGACTTAAACAAGAAAGACAAAAGGCTGCAGAAATAAAGCAGTCGGCAGAAGTAAATACTTCACGAGAAGAAGTTGAAGACAATACGCCAAGAATAAAAACAGTTAAATTTCAAGTCGAGGCAACTGTTGAGCAACTAAAAAAATTACAAACATTTTTAAGAGAAAATAATATCAAATTTTCAGCAATTTAAGGAGAAAATATATGAATAATTTAACAACTACAAGCCAAAAAGGTTTGGCTACAAAAAAACAAACTTTCAGTATGTATATTGGACAAGATGCAATTAAAAAATCAATCAACAATATTGTTGGTGGAGAAAATGGACAAAGATTTATGACGGCGATTATTAGTGCCGTAAGTACAAATGCTGCACTTTCAGAGTGTACGCACACAACTATTTTGAGTGCTGCTCTTTTGGGAGAGAGTTTAAAATTATCTCCAAGTCCACAATTAGGGCAATATTATATGGTGCCGTTTAAGAAAAAAGGTAAAAACGGAGAACCTGACGAAACAGTTGCAACATTTGTGTTGGGCTACAAAGGTTATATTCAATTAGCAATACGTAGTGGTTACTACAAAAAAATAAACGTAATTTCAATTAAAGAGGGCGAATTAAGAAAATATAACCCGTTAGAAGAAGAAATTGAAGTTGATTTAATAGAAGACGAGGAACTAAGAGAAAACACTCCAACAGTCGGCTATTATGCTATGTTTGAATATCAAAACGGCTTTAAAAAATCAATTTATTGGTCTAAAAAGAAAATGGTTGCACACGCAGATAAATATAGTGCTGCATTTAGTGCAGATGCAGTAAAAGGTGCTAAGCCTGAGTATAACAAAGTTTCTTTTGCAGATTTTGAGGCAGGTAAAGTAACAGAAAAAGATATGTGGAAGTACAGCAGTTTTTGGTACAAAGACTTTGACGGTATGGCACACAAAACACTATTAAGACAACTTATAAGCAAATGGGGAATTATGAGTATTGAAATGCAAAAAGCATTTGAGGCAGACGAGGCTGTTATTAAACAAGACTTAGCACCTGAGTTTGTTGAGAATGATGCAGTTGAAATAAAAGACAAAATCGAACAATCAAACGAGGTTGTCACAACCGTAGAGCCTGAGGTTGTTAGCAAGGAAGAAGAAGACTTTGACTTCTTTAATTCAGATAAGGAGTAATTATGCAATTTGAAGTTATAGGTGCTCCTGCAGGCAAAAGCAGACCAAAGTTTTCTACAATACACGGCTTTCCACAAGCATTAAAGGCTAAAAATGACGTTTTATATGAGAACTTGGTAAAAGTAAGTTTCCTACAGGAAAAAGGGGAAGATTATTGCCTTTTTGATAAGGCAATTAAAATGCAAATTACAGCATTTTTTGAAATTCCTAAATCATTTTCAAAAAGAAAAACATTAGAGGCTACTGAGGGGCTAATTTACCCTCAGAAAAAGCCTGATGCAGACAATATAGCAAAAATAATTTGTGATGCACTTAATAACGTTGCTTACAAGGACGATACACAAATAATTCAATTAACAATAATTAAAAAATATGCTTTAGAACCTAAAGTCAAGGTAGAAATTGACGAATACAAATAGGAGGGCTAAATAATGTCAAATGAATATTTCCCACACGACTACGGTGCGAGGTTGAGTTTAAGAGCCGTAAGAAAAGATTACGGCTTGCAAGGCGTTGGGTTTTATTGGTGCTTTGTTGAAATACTGCACGAGGAGGGCGGCTACATAAAAGAGTCTGACATTGTAAATATTGCTTATGATTTACAAGTGGACGCAGAAATGTGTGAGGCTATTATAAGAAATTATGACCTTTTTACTATTAAAAAAGGAAAAATATTTTCGGACAGAGTTTTAAGAAATATTAAAAAGAGGGCTGAAATCTCTGCAGCAAGAAAACAAGCAGCAAGTGCAAGGTGGAAAGAAGAAGATAAGCCAAATGCTCAACAAATAAAAATGGAAGAAGTTGAACCTGAGATAAACGAAGAAGAAAACGAGAAATTTAGAGATGCTTTTGAGTGGTACAAAGAGATTATCAATAACAATTTTGACAATCTTGCTGCAGAAAAAGAACCTCTTACGGTTGGGTTTGAACAAGTAATGAGTGCGAGAACACTCACAAATAACATTCTTGAAGAAATACAAGATAAGCAGTCTTTAAAAATCAATAAAAGAACAATTAAAACTATTGAATTTTTAGAAGTTTTAAACAATTTCTTGAGAAATGACGATAAATTTAATGAATTATGGGACGCAGTTGCAGAGGTTGAGGAAAAAACAACGAAAGGCGAAGTTAAAAACAAGCAAAACTACCTCATATCTACCTTGTGGAACAAATCAAAAATGTCAATTATGTAAATTTTGGAGGAATTATGAAAAATAACAACGATGCGGTGTTGGCAGGTACCGTAGCAACAGAACCTGCAGTATATGTTTGCTGTGGAGAAGAATTTTATTCATTTGACTTAGCAATTAAAAGAGAAAGTGGAACTGAAGATATGATTCCTGTAAACGTTTCACGATATATATTAAAAAACGTCAATATTGGCGAACAAGTATGCCTTACAGGACAAATAAGGGCTTACAACAGGGTTATAGAAGATAAAAGCAGGCTAATAATTGTATTCTTTGCTAAAGACGTAAAAGATTACGAAAAAGACATAAATACAATTTATTTTACAGGAACAATTTGTAAAGAACCGATTTTAAGAACAACTCCATTGGGTAGAAATATTTGCGATATTCTATTGGCTGTAAACAGAGAAAGAGGTAAATCAGACTATATTCCTTGTATTATTTGGGGACGCACAGCAATTCATATTGGACAACTTACTGTAGGAGCAAAAGTTGCCGTTGAGGGAAGAATACAAAGCCGTATATACACTAAAAAATTAAATGAAAATGAAAGTGTTGAAAGAAAGGCTTTAGAAGTTTCTGTAAATAGAATACAGGAGGCGTCAAATGAACAATAAATTTCAAGATATACCAGCAAAACCTTTAAACCAAGATATTGAAAACAGATTTACATATCACGCACCAAATGCAGAACAAATTAAAAAATACCCGTTAATTAGGGACGAGGCAAAATACCTCGCCTACTTGATTGAGGAGAATGTTCCAAACGGCAGAGAAAAATCTCTTGCTATGACAAAACTTGAGGAAGTTGTTATGTGGGCAAATGCAGGCATTTCGAGGTGTGGAGAGAATGAAAATAAAGGTTAAAAACTTAACAAAACAACAAATAGCAAATATTTGTGATGCACAGGGGCACAAATGCAGAAAAGAGTGCCCCTTGTATAAAAGACAACCAAACCAAGCAAGGCTCTGCACAACAATCAATGAGGAAAGATTGGAGATAGTTTTAGATATTCCAAACGATATTTTAAATGGAGAAAACAAAAATGCAGGCACAAAAAGGGAAAATATTTAAACCAAAATCTTGCTTAGAGTGTGTTGCGGTTAAGATAGACAGAGAATTTATCACTTGCCTTTGCTATAAGGCTTTAAAAGCAAAAAGAGGCTCTGTTTACGAGTTAAAAGATATGTGGAAAAAATGTCCTATAGGTTGGGACAAGGAGGAATAATGAAAAGTATTATGTTGTCTATTCAACCTCAATGGGTTGAAAAAATATTAAATAATCAAAAAATTGCAGAACTCAGGAAAAGTGTTCCTAAATGCGACTTACCTTGTAAGGTTTATATTTACTGCACTCACGGCAATATGCTCTATGACTTGTCAAGATGCGACGTTGTTAGTTTAGAAAACAAAGTAAAACAAGGTAAAACAAAAAGATTTGTAAGAGCAAGTATAAATTCTTATAACGTGATTGCAAGTTCAATTCCGTATTTAAACGGAAAAGTTGTTGCAGAGTTTACTCTAAAAGAAACTGAAGTTATTGAAAAAAATCAAATTTACAATGCTTACGTTATGGAAAAATGCTGCTGCTTGTCTGCTCAACAAGTAAGTGATTACACAAAAGGAAACAGATTTTTTGTGTGGCACATTGAAGACTTAATTGTTTATGATAAACAAAGAAGTTTGGGAGAATTTATCTGCAGGAAAAAACTAAAAAGACCACCTCAGAGTTGGTGTTATGTGGAGGAGGCAAACAATGAAAAACTTTGTTAAAAATGTTGGCTTTATTTGTACCCAATGTAAAAAAATTGTCGCTGACGGAATCAAGCACGATAACGAAGAAGACTTATACGACCAATGCAAGATAAGAATCTTAGAAGAAAAGTTAAACGAACTGCAAAAAGCAGATAGTTGCAGAGGCTGGAAATTAGAAAATGACAAAATTATTTATTACTGCAATATCTTTTCTGATTACAAAAAAGAAAGAAGTCTAAAAGAGGTTGTTGAAGATTTAAACCAAATGACAAAAGAAAGTGACAGAACTTGGGAAATAATGGGGCTGTATCAAGGCTTAAAAAATGAACTTGTGGAGAGAGAAAAGAAATTTACTGATACACTAATTGAGCAGGAAAAAGCGAGCGATAAACAACTTAAAAAACAAGCGAGCATTCATTATAAACACCTTAAAGAAATGGAACAAAACAAAATTTCATTCTGTATTAAAAAATTAGAAACTATAAAAGACGAGATAGATAACAATGCTTACTTTGATTATGAACACGAATGTAACGTTGTTGAAAGTTACCCATTATGGAGTTTTGTTGATACTCTGATAGAAGAACTTAAAAAGGAGATAAAATAGCGTGAAACTTTGGGAAGATAAATACGTTAAAAAAATATTTAAAGAACAGACTCTGAACGGGCTGGTAAGATACCATAAGGACAAATGGGGTGCTGTTTTGTATGTTGAAAACACGCTGCAATCTAAAGAACCTCAGAGAATTTATTACAGCGAAAATGAATATTTAGAGGCAATTAGCCACCTAACAAAGGGAGCATAATATGAAGAAAAAAATTTTAATTTTTATTTTAGTTTTAATACCAATTTTAATGTGTATGTTCGCATTAACAGGTTGCGACCAAGCCGAAACAGTAACTCACAATATACAAGTTGAGGCGAATAGATTTAATGTTTACAGAAAAATGACATTTGTAAATCTTTACACAAACAAACTTTTATATAGTGCTGAGGGGTATTTCTCTATACAAACAACCTACAGCAACGAATATCAAGGACAACAAGAAATAGGGCTCGTTTTTAAAATTGGTGCGGACAAATACAAGATTGATTATTTTAGTATTGACAGCAATGTTACTTATGTTATAGAGCAACTCGAAAACACAACAACAGACCCTTATCATTGGAAAATTGTTTGGTATGTGCCAACGCCCGATATGGAGGGAGGTTAATTATGAATAAAAAAGTAAACATTTTAGGAACGCAATACAAAATACAATGCAAAAACAAAAAACAAGATGCAAAACTTGAGAAATGCGACGGCTATTGCGATTATACAAATAAAACTATTGTTTGTGTAAAAAGAGAAAAAGAAGATTTAGACATAATGGACTTGGAAAATCTGCAATCTGTAGACAGGCGTATTTTAAGACACGAGATTATTCACGCATTTATGTACGAAAGCGGTTTATGGTGTAATAGTTTCAATGTTCAACAATGGGCAATGAGCGAAGAAATGACAGATTGGTTTGCAATTCAAAGCCCTAAGATATTTAAAATATTTAAACAATTAAAGATTTTAGAGGTTTGATATGGAAAAATTTAAAGACGCAGAACAACTTGAGAGAGCTTACAAAGAACTCGAAAAGGAATTTACAATAAAAAGTCAAGCACTTGCAATTTTGGAAAAAAACAAATCAAATAACTTTCTAACCATTCTTAAGAGTGCCGTTGAGCATTATCAAGAAATGTTTGAGGAAATGGAGGAAGAAAAAAATCACAAAATTAAGATGCTTGATTTAAGGTGGGAAAAACTAAAGAGATATATTGCTGATACAAAACCGTTGAGAGGAACAAATATTTACTTTTTGCAAGAAACATTGCTTGAAAAAATTGAAGAATTAGAAAAGGAGAACTATGGACAAACAGGAGTTAATCAAGAAGATTAAAGCATTGGCTGACGGCGGCGTTGGAGGAGAAAAAGAAAACGCTCAGAAACTACTCGCAGAGTTAATGCTTAAGTACAACATTACAGAGGAAGAAATTGCTGAAGAAACAGTAAAAGATTTTGATTTTAAGATACCTAAATTGTTTAAAGCAAGAGAACTTATTTCTCAAGTGATTTATTCTGTTGTTGGCAATGAGGTTGAGGAAGAAAAAGGACTTTACACCTACGGTATTAAAAAGAATAAATACATTATCAAATGTACTGCTGCCGAGTTTTTAGAAATTAAAGCGAAATATAACTTTTATTTACATTATCTTAAAATTGAATCTGATAGATTTTATAACGCTTTCGTGCAGGCTAACAAAATTTTTCCTCCTCCTAACAAAAAGTGTGAAGAAAAACAAAAGTTTTTTATGTCCGACGAAGACTTGAAAATGCTTGAACTCGCAGAAAGACTCGAAAAACACGAGTATAGATTGCAAATAGAGGGAGGGAAAGATTGTGAGTAAATTAAATACAAAAATTATTAGAACCGTGATTTTAGTCGTTGCTTTGGTTGGAATAACAGGGCTTACATTAAGATATTTTAGTGCATTGTTTGCAATGGACGACGATTTAATGTTTATCTATGGCTTTTCACTTATGGCGTTATCAAGTTTTACATTTCTTCTTATGTTTTTTACTTCTCTTATTGCAGACATTTGGAAGACAAAAAAACGCAAAAATAAGGAGAAATAATGGACAACCACATTCGAGAGCAAATAATTAAATGTCAACGAAAAATAATGCTTGACGAAATTGACATTTGGTACAGGCTTTTAGAAATAGAGATACTGTCGAGCGAAGACGACCTTGATACAAAAATGGACAAAATATACCATTTAAAAGGCTTGCAAATTTTAAAGATAAACGAAATTGATAAACAATTAGAGGAGATATATAGTTAAGTATGCCAATAAAACCTGAGAATAGAAAACGTTACCCTGCAAGTTGGAAACAAATTAGAGCAGACATATTGTTGAGAGCAAATAACAAATGTGAGTTTTGTGGAATTGAAAACTATATCATTCGTGAAAATGGTTCAAAGGTAGTTTTAACAATAGCACATTTGGACCACACGCCTGAAAACTGTAACTATGATAACTTAAGAGCCTTGTGTCAAAAGTGTCATAATTCTTATGATGCAAAACACAGGGCTGAAACAAGGAAAAAATAAGGAGAAAATATGATATTTAAAGATAAATCAGACGAGTTTTTAAGAGAGGTACATAGGCTTTTAATATGTTTTCCACAAAGTTTTGTAAATCATAGTGGAGAATTTATAGCCGTAAAAAGAACTAACCTTTATTTTAATTTAAAAGATTGTAATTGCTTAAGAGATTTGCAAAGAAAAGCAATTACTTGGTTTTCAAGAGATGCTTTTAAAACACAGCCTTTTGTTAAACAATCTTCAAATGACAAATATAATCAATTTGTATCTGATTGTATGAATGAATTTTTAAACACAAATTTTGTTGAGGACGATTGGGAAATTATCTATACATTGTTAGGTAATGACGTCAACCCTAAACTTTGTGAAAAATTTATATCTCACAACTTCGATATTAAAGTTTTGATAAATTATGAGAAACGAAAAATATCGGAGGGGTTATGAGAAAAGAACAAATACTAAAATTATTAAAAGTTGCCGTTGTAACGACGGCGATTATGCTGCTGTTTGAAATTATATTTTCTATTCCTGCTGTGATTGGTTTATTTCAGAACATAATTTACAATGCAGATGCAGCGTATGTGTACATAATTATTGGAATTATTATGTTCCTGCAGGTTACAATTTTAAATATTCCCGCTTACGTTATTTTAAGTGCGTGTTCAAGTATAGGTATAAAACTGCTTGATTCCACGTTTATTTGCACCGTATGGGTTAGTTATATGTTCGGTTGTATGTTTGCTTATTGGTTAGGCAAAAAGTTCGGCAAACGGGCTGTAAAGTGGTGTGCAGGCAGCGAAGAAGACTACTATAAATGGTCTGAGATATTAAATAAAAAAGGCAAATGGCTTTATGCGGCGTCTGTACTTCTTCCATTGTTTCCAGACGACTTACTTTGCTTGTGTGCAGGTGCAGTAAATTTTAACCAATCTTTTTACATACTTGCAAACGTCGTAGGAAGACTTATAGGACTTGTGACAATGATTTTAACATTACAAGTTATAAATATTGCAGGTGGCGGCTTTCCGTTTATGATTTTAGTGTGGGCTGCTGCACTTTTGTTAGAAATAATATTATATATTTTAGTTAAAAAAGATAAAGTGAGGTTTAATATGAAAAATTATTTTATAATTAAAGCAATTCCACTAAACGAAAAGAAGAAATGTGGAAAATGTGGCAAGCAAGGAGTCGAGGTTGTTTTAAAACTCTGCATTGACAACCAAAAAGACAAACAAGAGGTTTGCGACGCTTGCTGTCAGGAATATATGAAAACACTTCTTGAGGAGTTTAATAAAGATAATGAAAAAGTTGAGGTAAATAACAATGAAAACCAAAAAATTAACTTTTAAAGAATATTGCAACGCCTTTTTGAGTAGAAACAAAGAGGCGAACGCAAACAATTATACGTTTGAAGAATATCAAAATCAAACTATAAAAGATATAAAAAATATCAGAAACAAAGGCGTTAAGTGCCTTGAACAAAAAGAACAAGAAATTAAATATCTAAAAGTAATGTTATTTACTTTTATTAGAAACGCCGCCGTCATTCCACTTCTTCAGGTGGCTAAGAAACAAGACAAGGACCTTGTTGTAAGCGAACAAGAAATAACAGACAAGGTTTTTGAAACAATAGAACTTGGCAAAAAAGAGGTAAACTTCACAAAGGCTATAGAACTTATGAATTTAGCATCTAAAAAGGAGAATAGGTACAATTATGAAGAAGAATAATAATAGTTATGACTGTAAAGACTGCAAAAATAAAAATACTGCTGCTTGCGTGCATTGTATAAGTGTGCAGGGTCCAAGTGGCAAGGTAACAACAAAACCGTCCTTATTTATACATATTAACGATAAAGACAGACAGGTAATAAAATATAAAATTATCAACGGCTTTTCGATACCTATTATTGTCAATATTGGCAGGCTTAGTGGAAAGCAACAGATATTAAAATCAAAGAAACAGCACGACGAGGAGAGGTATTTCGATATTATTAAAGCAATTTTATACAATTTAGACAATCAGTTACCACTTCCTTTAGAGTGGGTGCAAGAATACAATACCCTATTAAATACAATAGACAAAAATAACGGCATAGATAAGCCCAACAAATAGAGGTAGATAATGGCAAGACAAAAACTGTATTTTAAATATGACATACCTACAAGCGTTGTAGATATAGTAAAAACAATATGTGTTGATTATGAACGTAGAGAACGCAGCATAAAGTTTGGCAATATTACGGGTGCAGTATTGGCTCGCTACATTGAATTAAACTCGATTATTGATGCAGCCCTTGAAGACGTGGAATTAGGAATAAGAAAAAGCCTCTTGCGTGATATTCAAAAACGCAGAGGTTATGACTTTTCTGAGGCGAATTGGGCAATCTCCAAAAACGCATATTATAGACGCAAAAGAAAACTTATTTACGATATAGCAACAAGGCTTGCTCTATTATAATATAAATATATATATAAATAATATATAATATAATATTAAATAAATATAAAATATATATTAAGTACTAAATAAGGAAAAATCAAAACAATATAACTTTATAAATAGTGACTAACCACACTAAAATATGTGATAACATTATTTATAGTAAAAGTGCCATATACCCTATGAGGTCAGAGCCCAAATATTCCAAATTGGAGTATCAGGGCTCATTTTTGTTATTAAAGGAGTGTAAAAAAATGAGTCAAAAAGAAAAAGTCGAAACAAAAACTAAAAAAGATACAAAGTTCAAAAAAAACAATACTGTAGGCAAGGAAACTCGATTCAAGAAAGGAAATTCTGCTGCTGTTAAGTATAGTGAGGACTTCTGCGATGCAATTATTACGTTCTTTAACGCACCTCCTACAAGAGTTGAATATAAGGAAACGTATTATAAAGGAGAATTGACTTCAAGAATACCTATTATAATGCCTGCAGAATACCCTACATTTGAACTTTTCGCTGCAAGCATAGGCGTAACAACAAAGACTCTGTTGAATTGGACGAAAGAGTATCCCCGTTTTTCAGACTGTTACGCACGTGCGAAAGAGATTCAACTTGGAAAATTAAAATCTTTAGCAATTACAGGCTTATACAACCCTGTTTATGCTAAATTCGAGGCAGTAAACAACCACGACCAAAAAGATAAATCTGAAGTCGAAGGCGTTGTGAAAGGCTTGCAAAATGTAAGTGATAAAGACCTTGCTCTTATCAGACGTGTTGAGGAGAGGTTGGCAAATGCCGAAAAAAACAATAAGTGCAACTAACTACACGGAATATATAAACAAGATATTTAAGGCAGAGTTTGAGTATTGTAGAACAGACGTTGTCTATTGGGCTAACAATTACTGCGTCATTGAAGATAAAGACTCTCCTGATATTATTGTACCATTTCAAGGTTGGGAGGCACAAAACCAAACTTTGCGTGACTTTGAAAAGAATAGATTAAACTTAATACTTAAAGCAAGGCAAATGGGTATTACGTGGATTTCGCTGTACTTCTGTGCACACGATTTAATTTTCAATTTAGGTCACACCGTTGTTGCTCTGTCAAAAACAGAGGAAGATGCAAAAGAGTTAGTAAGGCGTATGAGTGTTATTCTTGACAATATGCCTGAAATAATGAAAGGCGGCGGCTTAAAGTGGTCTTCTACGTCTACAGCCGTAACAATTACAAATGATGCAGGAAAACTTATTTCAACGTTTAAAGCGTTCCCAGCATCTCCTGCTGCAGGACGTTCGTTTACAGGAAATATTCTATTGCTTGACGAATGGGCGTTCCAAGAATACGCTGAAGAAATATGGACTTCTGCATACCCGACAATCAACCGTCCTACAGGTGGTAAAGTTATTGGCTTATCTACCATAAAGAAAGGCACGTTATTTGAAAAGTTGTGGTTAGAAGACAACGCCTTTAACAAAATATTCCTTTCTGTATTCTCTGACCCTCGTAGAACGCAGGAATGGTACGAAAGCACAGCAAAAGATTTAGGAATTAAGGTTAAACAAGAATACCCAAGAACTGCTGAGGAGGCTTTAAGCAATTTAGGTGGAAGTTTCTTCAATGAGTTTGATTATAACGTGCATACTTGCGAGCCTTTCAAAATTCCTGAAGATTGGACTATCTACAACACAATGGACTACGGTTTAGATATGTTTGCTCATTATAAAGTAGCCATAGACAACGAAAACGTTGCTTATGTGTTCCACGAAATATACGAGAGTGGCTTAATAATATCAGATGCTGCAGCAAGAGTTAAAACTACAGAACTTATAGAAAATGAAGACGGAAGTGTTGATAATTGGTATTTGCCAAGAACAAGACTTGCTCCTCCTGACTTATGGAATAGAAACCAAGAAACAGGTAAAAGCAGAGCGTTTGTTTTCTATGAGAACGGGCTTGAACTTATACAGTCTAACAATGACAGGGCTGCAGGTTGGAGTGCTATCAAAGAACTTTTAAAAGTAAAGACTGCACCCGACGGAACTCAAATTACACGTTTAAAAATATTCAGGACGTGCAGAAACTTAATAAGAACACTTCCTCAACTATTGATAGACGAAAAGAACCCTAACGACTGTTTAAAAGAGCCTCACGAACTAACACACGCACCTGATGCGTTAAGATACTTTGCAATATCGTGGACGCAACCTCCTGCACCTAAACAGAGTAAGAAAGTTAAATATCGCCCTGACATTATGGAAGATTATTTAAACGCTCGCTCTGAAGAAGAAAGGCAGGCAATTATTAAAAGATATGGAGAACCAGAGTTATGAAAATAGAAATTGAAAATTCAAGTAAATTGGCGTTCTTTCAAAACCTTTATAGAGAGGCTCGAAGTTTTGCTGAAGAAAAATACGAAAAACTTGAGCAACACATTGAGCAATATAAAGGCAGCAGAAAAATTGATAATTCTGACGAGGAGGCAAAACAAGTTAGAAATATTACTTACGAACTCGTAGAGAGTCAAGTAACAAGTTATTTACCTAACCCGTCTGTTACTCCTAAAATGTTTAGTGATAGAAACGAACGCAACGCAAAGAACATTGAAACTTTGCTAAGAAACAAAAGGAACGAATTACCTTTTGAGAAACAAAATGACATAGACGAAAGATATAACCCTATTTATGGTGGCTCTGTTTGGCTTGTAGAGTGGGACAACTCGATTGTCACACATAATACTGTGGGCGATGCTAAAGTCACCTGTTTGAGTCCAAAGAAGTTTACGGGGCAACCAAATATTTATGACGTGCAGGAAATGGAATACTGCTTTATTTCATTTGAAACAACAAAAGAGGACATTATACGCAAATATGGCGTAACTCCTGAAACAGTAGAAGAAACAGACTCTACAGAAAGTGCTGACGACAAGACGGCGACTCTGTATGTTTGTTATTACAAAGACGACAACGACAAAGTTTGTCAATATATTTGGAGTGCAGACACAGAACTGTCCGACATTACAGATTACTATGCACGCAAACGCAGAATCTGCAAGGTTTGTGGCAAGCGTGAAGAATTGTGTAATTGCGAAAAGCCAAAATATGAACTTGTAAACGAAGATTACGAGGAGTTAGATAGAGATATAGTTTGCTCTGACGGCACAGTTATTCCTGCAATGAGTGAAGTTATAGAAAACGGACAAGTTGTTATGGAAACAGTTAAAAGACAAGTTGTTTTAGAAAATGGAGAGGTTGCGTTAGAAGATTTAAACGGAGTTGCTGTTCCTATTATGGCAGACGCTTTAGTGCCTAAAATGGAAAAGACAAAATTGCCTTTCTATACTCCTAAAACATTTCCTATTGTTATCAGAAAAAACACTTCTGAGGAGGACAGTCTTTTAGGACAGTCAGACTGTGAGTTTATAAGACCACAACAACAAGGCATCAATAAGATTGAAAGCAGAATTGCTGAAAAGTTATTCGGTGGAGGCGTTTACCCTATTGTTCCAGATACCTTTAGTGGAGATTTAGACAACTCTATATTTAAAAAAGTATTTAGGGCGAGTCAAGCAAATTATAAACTTTTTGGAAGAATTGATTTGCAAGTAGATATTTCAAGAGATATTGCTCAGTCTGAAAGACTGTACGACCAAGCAAAGCGTATTTTAGGAATTACAGACAGTTATCAAGGACAATACGACTCAAGTGCTCAAAGTGGAAAAGCAAAACAAATACAGGTTAATCAGGCTGCAGGACGTCTTGATAGTAAACGTCAAATGAAAAACGCTGCTTACGCAGAAATAGATAAAATTATATTTGAATATTATCTTGCCTATGCAGACGAACCAAGACCAAGCGTTTATAAAGATTCTCAAGGCAGACTTCAAAACAGAATATTTAATCGTTATGATTTTATTGAAAGAGATATATCGGGCGAATATTACTATAACGACGAATATTTATTTGCTGCAGACGCAACTATTGATATTGAAAAGTCAAGAGAAACGCTTTGGCAAGAAAATAGAGCGAACTTTACTTCAGGGGCTTATGGACCAACAGACTCTATTTACACTTTGCTTATCTTTTGGCAAAATATGGAGAACGCACATTACCCTTGGGCTCACGATAACGTTGAGAGAATAAAAGGAGAAATACAGCGTCAAGAACAAATGGCACTTCTGCAAGCCGAAAACGAGGGCTTAAAAGCAGAAGTACAAAACCGAAAAGACTATTCAAATTACTTAATGTCGCAAATTGGTGGAGGTAAACAATGACAAATAAAAAGAATATTTTAGATACAAGTTATGGAAAAAACTTGCATATAGCAAACAACAAAAAAGATATTCAGCCCGTTGTTAAAACTGCTGCTGCAGCACCGAAAGCATTAGATACAAGTTATCAAAACAACTCCAACCTGCAGTATGGTGGACACGATGCGACTTGGTGGCAAAATCAATACGCAAGTCAACCTGACGCAGAGTCGCAAGCAATGGTTAAAAAGGCTGCAGATTATTACGGCTATAACATTAACTTAAACAATAGCCAACCTGTACCACAAGAACAATCAGGAGCAACAAATTTAACCTATGCAGGAAATATTACAGGAACAACTCAAGGACAACCTGTTTCTGCTGCACCTGTGCAACAAAACACTACGCAACCTGTAACACAACCGATTGACTCATACGAGGAGTTTTTAAGGAAAAGAAATGAACAACAACAGGCAAATTTAGACAAAACAAAAGAATCTATTGAACAGAATAAACAAAACACAATAGAACAAGCAGAACTGCAACGACAACAAGCAGAACAAAGAGCCGAAGAACAACGCCAAAGAAGTGTTGTTGATGCAAGGTCGAGTTATGAACAAAACAAGGCAACATACGGTCAAAATGCAGAACAGTTAGCAGAAATGGGCTTGTCTAATAGTGGCTATAGCGATTATGTAAACTCTCAAGCATATGCAACAAGCAGGCAAGAAACTCAAAACGCAAATGCAAGTGCTGAGGCTACAAAACAAAACGCCAAGTATATTGCAGATAGCACAAAACTTAGTGCAGAGCAAAAGGCTTTACAAGATAACTTAAATGCAGAAATAACATACGGAGAAAACATTGCAAATACAGAGGCTGCCCTTGCTGAATATAAAAAACAACAAGAGGAAAACAAAAAGTCTTATTTCACAGAATTGCTTACTTATGCAAATAACGGAAATTACTCTGCAGAACAATTATCTCAACTTGGAACAAACTACGGCTTGAGTGCTGAACAAATAGAAGACTTACAAGACGCTGCAAATACATATAAAAGCAACCAACAAGCAGCAAACTTTGATAAATTCTTGCAAAATGCAGACACAAGTGGGTTTGACACTATTAAATCTGCCCTTGATAATGGCTCTATTACGCAAGACCAATACGATAAACTTGTTTCAACATATCAAACATACTATTACGACTCTTATAAGTCTAATGTTAATGCTGACTTCTCAACAACAAATACTGACGAAATTGACACGGCATTTAGCAAAGGACATATAACTCAAGAACAATATGACAGTTTAAAAGAAGAATACAACAAAGGACTTTCAAATGCTATTGATGCAGCGTCTGTGTTCTACATAAACGGAGAAAAACTTGCCGAGGAAGATGCACAAGCAATTATCAAAGAACTTAAAGACACAGGTTGGTTATCTGCAGACAATATTACAAAAATCAACAATCTATACGATTCTGCTTATAAATCAGGTGGAGGCGGCTGCTTTGCAAAAGGCACGTTGATTACTTTACCTGACGGAACACAAACAGAAGTTGAAAATGTTAAGGTTGGAGATAATATTGCCGTGTTTAATCACTTTACAGGCGAGATTGATATAGCACCTGTATCATTTATCTTCTATGACTCAAATAAGGTTTATAAAGTATTAAAACTTACGTTTGATAACGGTGCAGAAATTAAAGTATTGTATGGACACGGTTTCTTTGATGCAGATTTAAGAAAATACGTTTTAATTGACGGCGAAAATGCGACAGAGTTTATTGGACATAAATTCTGCAATATCTCACTTGAAAATGGTTTAAGTATTACAACGTTGACAAACTGTGAGGTGTGCGAGGAAGAAACAGAATGTTTTAGCATACTTACTTCAAAACATATTAACTGCATCACAAACGGCATACTAACTATCACAGACGACGGCGAACGTCCTGCAGGCTTACTTCAAGGATTCTATAATATTTTTGATTTAGACGAGAATTACAAATACGATTCAAGCAAAATGGCGGCAGATATTGCAAAATATGGTTTATTTGGCTATTACGATTGGAAAGAGTTTGTTACTAAGGAGCAATTTGAGGCATTTAATGGTGCGTATTTAAGAGTTGCAATAGGAAAAGGACTTGCAACTTCTGACAGAATTGTGGACTATATCAAAAAATTTTTACAATAAATTTTAATAGGAGTAAATAAATGGCAACACTTTCAAGTATTAAAGAACAGTTTTCAAATAAAACAGGAGCCGTTTCGCTTTTATCAGAAAGTCAACGTCAAACCGCTCTAACAAGAGCAAAAGAGGCTGCAGAGGAAGCAAAAAATCAAGGTGGTTTCTTTGGTGGCATTGGTTATTTCTTTGAAAAAATAGGCTTAGGCTTTTTAGGTGGCATTGAGGGCATTTGGGACTATGCTGCAGGTGGTTTGGCTAAATTGTTTGGTGCAGACGATTGGGCTGAGCAACAATTTGCTAACGATTGGGTAAATTATAATCACGCTGACGAATGGTTTAACCCTGACGAGGGTTGGAAAACTGCAGGCGACGTGGCAGGAGGAATTGGCTCAAGTCTTCCTGCTATTGCTGCTGTTGCTGCTGCAGGTGCTATTGCATACTTTTCAGGAGGCTCATTGTCTGCTGTTTCTGCAGGACTTATTTCTGCAACAGTTTCGGGCTTAGGTGCTGCAGGTGGTGCAACTAAGGAGGCATATAGACAAACGGGCGAACTAGGTGCTAAAGAGTTTGGCTATGGTGCAATGGTTGGTGTTACTGAGGGAGCAATAGAGGGTGTTTCAAGCGTAATTGGTGCAGGTACAGGTTCTATTGTTAAAAACATATCAAAATCTTTTGGAAAAGAACTAACACAAACAGTTGCAAGAGATACTGTTGTAAAAAGTATGTTTAAAGGCTTTATAAGTGAGGCTTTTGAGGAGGGTGTTCAAACTGCTTTAGACCCTGTATATAAACGTCTTACTTATGACCCAAATGCAAAGAACGCTACACTCCAAGAAATAAGTTACTCTGCTCTTGTTGGTGGTTTAAGTGGTGCGTTAATGACAGGCTTTGATACCACTACAAGAAATACTGCAGCAACGATTAGAGGCAGCAACTATCACAATAAAGGTTTAGATAGTTCAATCTTAGAAGATGCTGAAAAGATTTCACAATACGAAGTAGAAAACAAAACAGGTTACGCTGCTTTTGAGAATGTAAAGAATATTTATAACGAATTGGCAGCAAGTTTAGAAAAAACAGGCGGCAAAGTTGAAACAATTAAACAAAAAATGTTGTTAGGTATGTTAAACGACGCAAATACAGCCGCCGTCTTTACTCCTTTTGTTGCTAAGAGTGCAGAAAACATTGTTAAAAACGCCGAAATAATAGCACAAAGATTAAATACATACGATTACAGAGATGCAAACGGAAATGCTATACAATTTACCGCAGAACAAATACTTGACGGAATTGATATGACGGACCAAAAGTCTTTTGCAAAGAGTTTTTCAAACGCTATGAGAACAAACTCAGTTTTAAGGGCGTTGTCTGTTGTTGATGCTACAGGACAATTATTTATGAATACTGCAGAATTTAAAAATTCTGTTTTAAGAGGAGAAAAACTGTTCTCTCAAGTTGATATTAACAGGTTTAACGAAACTGCTACAGATAGCGAAAAGGCTGCTGTTGCAGAAAAGTTGGGCATAAAAACTTGGGAGGGAGTTACTACTGCAGAATTACAAGAAAAAATACAAAAATTTGTTGAAAATAACGGTATAGAAGAAAGCAAACAAGCAAGGCTTATTGTTAAAGACGCAATGAAAGTTGGCTCAGAAACTGCAAAATCTTATATACCACGTGTTACTACAGCAATAAAACAAGACGGCGTTCATAGATTTGCTCAAGGCGAAACAGATATTGCTATAATAAAAGACGGCGACAAATACAGACTTTTTGATTATAAAAGCAATAGGTTAAGCAAAGTGCTTACCAAAAAGGAATTAAACAAGGTTTTACAGCAAATTAACTCAAATAATGCAAATGTTGCAGACAGTATAAGAAAAAATCTCGAACAAGAGGCAACATTAAAGCAAGAAGTTGAACAATTAGACGCTTATGCTAAAGAAAATATAAAAGACTACGCAAAATTAAACGACTCAAACAAGAGTATGATAAGGTCGATTATTAGACAAGGGCGTGTTGCAGGTATATCTGAAGACTTTATACTAACAACTGCGAGAATCTCTGCTCGTTCGGGTTTAAACGTTGTATTTAGCAAAGAGTTATCATTTGTTGCAGCAAGCGGCAAATATGCTGACGGTGCTATTGATTTAAAAAATAATAGAATTATTATTAACCCTGAATCAAAAAGCAGAACGGGAGAAATGGTACTTATACACGAATTAACCCACGCAATATATAAATCAGACAACGGTGTATTACAAGTTGCTGAGGGCTTGGAAGTTATGACTGACGCAGAAAAAGAGTCTATACGAAAAAGATACTCTGCTATAGGAAAAGGAAAAGCCGTAGAAGTTGCAGACGAAATAAATGCACATTTTGCTGAGCAAACACTCGTAAATAAGAATATTCTTGAACGTTTAGTGCAAGATAAACCAACCTTAAAAGAAAAAATACTTAATTTCTTTAAAAAATCAGCAAAAGATTACTCTGAAGATGCAAAATTGACAGGTGCTGCAAAGAAATTATATAAACAATACAAAAAATTGTTCGATGCTTTCGCTGCACAGTATCAACAAAGCAATTCTGTGGAAAATATTGGCGTAAACGACAAAAATTATGCCTTATCAGACGACAATAACGTAGATAATAAAGAAAATAAACTTGTTTTAGAGCAAGAAAATGTTTATAATAATAAAAAATTGCAAGGAATAGACGAAAAAGACGTTCCTGCAAGGCTGCAAAATGCAATTATTGATTTTACAATAAAAGACATAAATAATAGACTAAATGCTATACAGTCGTCAATTAGCCATAATGAATGGTTAATAAAAGACGCCAATACACCTAAAAACTTAATACCAATGTTTGAAAAAGATTTAAAGGAGTTGAGAAATGAAGAAAGAAAGTCCTTATTACAATACGAAGAAATTACCAAAGAGCAAGCAAGAGCCAATAGTAACAATAATCAGCAAGAATGGAGATTACCTGAGCCTTACTCAGAGCGATTACGAGAAATTCAACAGGGCTTCAGCCTCCAAGAAAACTCAGAAACAATAGAGTTTTTGGTAAGTGTTATCAATTCTGCTAAATTATACAAAGATTATGATTTAAGAAAGATAACAGACGGCTTTACTGTAGGCAATTTGGGCGAAACAATAAGAATTGTTGACCCTGACTGTCTTCCAAGAAATTTAATTGATTTAAAACAAGAAAACTCAGAATTAGGCATAAGAACGTGGTTTTTTGTGGACCGAAGTTATCAGTCTGTAGACGTTGGAGGCTTTTACGTTCCAACAACAGATAAAATGTTTTTGCTGCTTGATAAAGTCGCTCCTTTGTTTAATGCAACAAACAGGCACGAAAAAACACACTATTTTGAATCAGAATACCCTGAGTTGTACAGTTATTATAAGTCAGAGATTGATAAGGTTTTAACTCAGAAAGAAAAAGACGCTCTATATGAAAAATATTACAGTGGTTATGTAAACGAATATTCTTCAATTCCTGCTACAAGTTTTGAGCGTTATATTTGGGGCGAAGTATATGCAAATATTTATTCGTTAAAAGAAATTAACAAGATTAAGAATAAAAACGGTATATATGAGGCAAACGAAAGATTTGATAATGCTTTAAAACAAGAATTTAATATCAATCACGAAATTATGTATGCTCTATCAGACGAGGACTCTGAGGGAAACAAACTTTCAGATGCTCAACGTAGATATTTCGCAAACACTAAGGTTGTTGACGATAATGGAAAGTTGCTTGTTCTTTATCACGGAACGCCTAATATGTTCAATATTTTTAAAAATGGACACACGGGCTTATATGGTGCAGGTATGTACTTTACTGAAGATATACAATATGCAAATAATTACAGTAAAGGTTTAACAGTAAACGGCAATTCTGTTGGAGGCAGAGTTATTTCTGCATATATTAACTTAGAAAACCCTCTTGTTGTTGAAAATTTAAGAGATTTGGACGAAGTTATTTATAATGCAGAAAGAGAGGAAGTTCACGAAGGCGGTTTCTTTTGGACAAAAAGAAAAGAAAATTTTAGTTTTTATGATTGGGTGCGAGAGAATTACGACGGAATAATTGTAGAAAGCCCTGCAGCAGACCAACCTGACGTAGGAATGAAAGGTAAATTCGTTATTGCTTTTAATTCAAACCAAATCAAAAGAACGGACAACACAAGACCGACCTCTGACAAAGATATTAGATTCGCTCTATCAACAACAGATAGCGAGAAAAGAACTTTAACGCAAGAACAAATCAATTTTTTTGAGAATAGTAAAATTGTTGACAAGAAAGGCAGGTTGCTTGTGGCTTATCACGGCACAGATAGCAACTTTTATACTTTTAGAAATATGCCACCTCAATATGGCAGGGCTATTACTGACGGTTTTTATTTTACACTTTTTAAAAAGAATGCTGCAAGATATGGAAAGAACGTCAAGGAAGTGTATCTAAATATAAAAAACCCTTTTTATTTACATAACGGCGACGGAGTAATAGCGGAACTTGCAAACAGAGATTATACAATCTCAAGGCTCAAGAGGGAGTTTAATGTAGAAACTGACGAAACAGGACTACCTACACCAAAAGGACTTAAGAAAGTTTTGCAAAAATTAGGGTATGACGGAGTTGTTTCAGATACAGTAAATGGTGATACAGATATTATTGACACTACTTATAGCGAAACGCAAATAGTCGCTTTTAAGGCAAATCAAATAAAGGAAGTTACAAATTTACGCCCAACTATTAGTAATGATATAAGATATGCAATACCTAAAGAAGACTCAAACGGAAATAAACTGAGCAAAAAGCAAGTAGAATATTTCAAAAATAGTAGTGTTGTTGACGAACAAGGGCGATTGTTGGTTGTTTACCACCAAACAGATGCAGATTTTACAGTTTTTAATACAGACAAACAAGGTGCAGGACATAGTGATTATGAAATGCCTCACGGTATTTTCTTAAAGCCAACAGCAGCAAATATAGGGCTAAAGGGCGACAAGCAAATGCGTCTATATGCAAATATAACAAACCCTTTAATTTTCCATAATAGAGAGCAGGCTCAGAGATATTGGAAACAAAATATTGAGGGCTATGAGGCTATTGTAGGCAAAATTGCCGATAACGACAAAAAATACAATGATTTGTTTGAAGAATATTTTTCAGAAAAACGACTTGCACGTCGTAAGGGACTTCAGTTTTCAGAGTTGTCTGACGAACAGTTGGACGAACTTATTGAAGAAAGCACCAAGAAATGTGACGAAATACTTAAAGAGTGGCGTTTAGAAAACGACAAGGTGGACAAAAAGGCAAAGACACTAATTGATAATTATTTAAAACAATCAGGGTATGACGGAATACATTTGTTTGAAGATAAGGGGTCTTTTGGTAGGAGTGTTGAAACGTGGATTGCCTTAAATGCAAATCAAGTAAAAAATACCTCTAATTCTGCACCAACGAGCGACAATGATATACGTTTTGCACTAAAGACCGAAGACGACACAGAAAACAAAGTTGTTGGTGGCTTAACAAAGGCACAAAGAGCAAAGTTTGTTGCAAATAACACAAAATTAAAAGTCTATTCAAAATCTGAGGCTGAAAGTGTTATCAATTCCATTATTTCTGAACGACTAAACTTTGACGAGCGTTATGCAGGCAGTCTTGACGCAAAAAATAAAAAACAAGTTATAGAATACTTATTTAAGGAATTAAACAGGGTTGACGAGGGTTACAGAGGAAATGTAGCACTAAATATTGCCGACTTTATGATACAAAATGCAGTCCTTGAAGATATGTGGCAAGATTCTGCAGATGCAGACATTGAATTTGACAAAAGCCTTGTTTCTTATATGAACAGATTACGAAATAAATTTGACTTATCTTCAATTAAGAGCGAAATACTTAACAGATTTGATAAAAACAATACAATTTTCTTGCAATGGGGCAAAACAAGTGGAGGTTATGGACCTGATGCTGTTGCACAAGAATTTGAAAGTATGGGTTTTCATAGTTTTAAATCTTCAAATGCTGCAGACCAATTCTTTGAAATGCTTGATGCGTACAATGCAGCGAAGAAAAGGTTAAACACTAAAGTTGAAAAGCAAATGCTTAATACTTATGGAGATATAGAACAGTTAGAACAAGTAAAACAAGAAATAACTCGAGATATTTTACTTGCGTATGACGACAAGGGCGAGCAATCTAAGTTTGGAAAACTTGTTGAAAAATACACCAATAAAATAAACGACTTGGTTAAACAAAATAAAGAACTGAAAACTATAAACAGGCTGTCAAATAGTATAATTGACAAGGCTCAAAAACTAAAAGATAGTAAACTTGGAAATTATTTAAACGCAACTCAATACAATAGTGACGTTTTTGATAAATCTATAAGCAAACTTTCAAACATTAAGTATAGAGGCAATCTAAATCAAGCAGGAACAAGGCGTATTGTTGCAGAGTTTAGTCAATGGTACAACGAATTTAACCCAATGCTAAATGGTTGCTATGAGCAAGAAATTGCTGATATGTTAAACGAAATTACTTACGGCGACGGTAAACTAACTCAGGAAGACTTAATCACATTAAACAACATTTTAACATACTTCAATAAATTTGTTGAAAATTACAAACGGGTATACAAACAAGGCAAATGGATAGAGGCTATTCCTGAGGCTGAAAGATATATTGATATAATTCACAAAAACGAACAATTAAAGTCAGGAATATTTGCAAAAGTTGCAGGTACAACCTATATGCAAACGTTTGGCGACCCTATGACTGTTGCAAGGCGTATGGACAAATACGAGAACGGCTTTTATACCGAAATGATGCTTGAATTAAGAGAGGCATCTGTAGATTCTGAAATTGCCGAAATGGAAGTTAAAGAAAATTACGAAAACTTTTTGAAGAAAAATAAAAAATATATCTCAAGCATTGAATCAGAAAAGGTAGAATATAGAGGCGTTTCTATCTCCAAAACTCATTTGATTGGCTTATATATGACATTAAAACGTAAACACGCACAAAAAGGGCTTGCACAAAACGGCTTTGCTTTCTTGGACGAAAAAGGAAAACGTATACGTGTTGACGGTTTTGCAAATAATGTTGTCTTTGAAGAAGTATTACAGGAAAAAAATGCTCAAGAACAGACAGAAATTGAGAAATTATTGTCAGAAACAGACAAGGAATACATTAAAATACTTGAAAAGGCTTACAATCAGGACGTAAAAGAACTGAAAGTCAAGAGAGATATGGAGAGATTAGGCTTTACAAATGCTTTAGAGGACTACTATTACCCAATAAAGCGTGGGAATATTGCTAAAAATGTTGACACCTCTGAAATGTCTGCAGAAATTGACCGTGTAAGTAGTGCATCTTTTAACAAAGACACGGTAAAAGGTGCTAAACAAGAGTTATTTATTGAACCTGTAGACGTTGTATTTAATAGACACGTTAAGGCAGTATGTAAATATGCTTATTTATCTCCTGCTATTGATACATACAACAGATTGTACAATGTTGATATTTCTGAAAATAGAAATAAACCTATAAGCGTTGCAACTGAGAGTGCCAACACTTGGAGCAAAGGCAATAAATACTTTAGTAAACTTATATCAGATATACAAGGAATACCGTCTTCTTCAAGCGAGGGTATGAAAGTTTTAGGCTTTATCAGGGGAAGTTATGCAAAATATCAACTTGGTGCAAACCCTAAAGTTTGGGTTACTCAGTTGTCTTCGATTTTTGCATCTTCAAGTATTTTGGACGCAGATTCTATAGCAAAAGGTGTTACTGTTTCTGCGGCAAATGTGGACAAATATTGTAAACTTGCAAAATTAAGGAATAAAGACAATACTGCAGCAATGGCACAAGGTGTTTTAAATAGATTAAACAAAGTGTCAGACGTTTTAATGGCTCCAATAGGCAAAATGGACAGATTTGTTGTTTGTCGCTTGTTCGGTGCTTGCCAAGTACAAGTTGAGAAAAATAACGGTTTGAAAGTTGGAACGGAGGCAAATAAGGTAGAGGCAGGCAAATTGCTTAAAAGAGTTATTTTAGAAACTCAACAAAATTCAATGGCAACGGAAAGGTCTGCAGCAATGCGTTCAGGCAATGAGATTTTAAAAACTCTTACAATGTTTACTGCAGATAGTATGAAAGTTATAGGCAGGGTTATTGATTCTATAGGCGAATATAGTACATTAAAAATTAAAATAAAAAATGAAACGGACGTCGCCGTCAAAGAACAATTAACAAAACAATTAAAAACTGCTAAAAGAAAAGCAAGAAAGTCGGTTACTGCATTGATTACTTCTGCTGCGTTTATGGCAGGCGTTGCACAGTTGTTTAAATTCCTATATGCGAAAGACCAAGAAGACGAAGAAGTTGCAGAAACGGTAGTTGTTGACTTTGTTGGCAATTTATTTGGTGGCTTGCCTGTAATAAAAGATATTTACGCAAGGCTTGCTGAGGGTTACGACTTAGATATGTATGCTTACTCAACAATGAACAATATGCTTGATAGTGCTGTAGATATTTTTGATGCTGCAGGTAAATTAGTGTCAGGAAATGCAACAAGTCAAGATATTGCGTCAAGTTTGAAAAAACTTACTTATTCTGCAGGGCAACTATTTGGCGTGCCCGTTAGAAACGTTTATAATATTGCTTACGGTTTAACTAAAAGAGTCAGTCCT